TGTCGCGCATCTCCGCGCCGTCCACCAGCGCGCCCACCAGGTCAAGCTGATCTACAGTCGGCCAGACGGGCGGCAAATCGCTCATGCCCCTGCGCGGGGAATCGTCTGAGTCGTCGCGCGCAAGTTCCTGCTCGGGCATTTCGACGATTCTGGCATCCGACAGGACTGACCGCGCATGGCGGGCCTTGTCGAGGATCAGGTTGCGGAGAATCTTGCGAAGCCAGGTCGCGCAGCTCGCATGGCGGCCGTCGAACCCGTTAATGTGTTTCCAGACCTGGATGCACGCCTCCTGCGCAAGGTCCTCGGCATCCTCGCGGCCTTCCAGGCGGCCAACACTCACGGCGAACGCGCGTGACTCCAGAATCATGCCGTCCAGGCTCAGCTCGCCGGCTTTGTAAGCGACAAAGGATGCTTGCAGTCGGCCGCGCGTCATGCCGCCAACCCCCTCAGGCTCTTCCTCAGCTTCACCACGCACTTGGCCAGTATCTGACCCACTCGTGCCATGCACACACCATGGACCAGGCCGATCTCGCGCAGGGTCATGTCGTCTTCAAAGCGCATCCTGAGAATCGTTTGCTCACGAATAGACAACAGGGCCACGGCCTCCATCATCTTGTCTGCGAAGTCCATCCTGATCACGCGATCCAGCTGGTCTTCCCCTTGGCTGGCGACGGTGGCTTTTATGTCCACTTCGTCACCGCTCTCGTCTATGCGGCCAGGCTTGTCCAGGTCAAACACATACGATCGCGCCAGATCTTCCCTCAACTGGTGCAGGTCTACCAGGCTCACTTCCAGCAGGGCTGCGATTTCCTCATCTTCAGGGTCTCTCTGTAGCTTTCGGGTAAGTAGTTGCTCTGCGTCGGCCATCTTCCTGCCTCTGCTACGGGCCACGCGCGAGCACCAGTCCTTCTCGCGTATGCCATCCAGCATGGCGCCAGTTACGCGGCCCCTCATGAACGTTGTGAACGTCGAGCTGCCCGGTTCAAATCGCCTGGCAGCTTCTATGGCTCCATACGAGGCATCGGACAGCAGGGCGTCGAGGTCTGTTTGCGGCATCTTCTTATGCATGCTGAACGCCAAGCATCTGACAGCGGTCATGCCTCCGATCACCAATGCTTGCTCCGCTGCGGTCATGGCTGGCTCGCGCATCAGGCCGCCAACTCTTCGACCCTGATGAGCCGAGCATAAAAAAGCGCTGGATTCCACGACGCGACGATGGCGCGTGCGACGCTCGATCCCGCGACGTAGTCTTCCATGACTTTGAGGTTTGGGCGCAAAGATTGCCCGCACGGCAGCCGCTTGAAGGGCGCGTGGAGCGAGTCGGGGTAGTTGCGCCAGGTGATTTTGATGGGCGCGTGAATGGGGGACTTCATACGTGGCTTTTTCATAAGCCGGCGAAGCTCCCGGCCCAGTGGATGTGCCCGTAAAGGCGGCGAAGGGCGTTCTGGTCGTGGCTCGCCGTCTCCACCAGTCGTTCGTAGTAGGAGATCTGAGGGTTCACAGGCGACCACCGAGCGCGCTCGCGGAGCAGGGCGGCATCAACCTCTGCGGTTATTTCCGCGATGGAGTTGGATTCAATCAATGAGCACCGGCTTCGCCCTGCGAACGCGAATCGACTTCCAGCGCGCCGGCGTCTGCGCGCGGCGCTCGTAGGTGCAGATCTTCCGCACCGTGGTTCGAGCCAGGTTGAGTTCGCGTGAGATTTTCTTGTAGCCGAGCCCGTCATCCTCATGCGAGTTGCGCATTTGGTCGACCAGGGCGTCGGAGAGGACAGCGTTGTGGTGGGTCGCGCCGATTCTCCGGCCGGACTCATTCACCGCAACGAGCAATCTAAGTTGTAAGGGCACACTCTAGTTATGAGCAAAAAAGCTCGCAAAGTTGATTCGACTCCGCACAGTGCGACTCCGCACTTACGCGCGTATCTTGGGGGATGGAGGTGTTGGTGATGGCCGATTTGCGAGAGCTGTTGACGGCCGCTGTTCACGCGCTGCGCAGTTACCAGTACGGCAACGCTTCAACCGAACTCGCTGAAGAGATGGCCGACCACATCGACGAAGCGCTCAAGGAGGCGCCAACAATGATCAAGCCAACCATCGGACGCGTCGTCTGGTTCTGGCCGCACGGTCTAAACCCTGGGACTCAGCCCCAGGCGGCTCTCATCGCCTACGTCCACTCAGATACCATGGTCAATCTCGCCGTCTTCGACCCCGAGGGCGAAGCGCACAGCCGGACCTCGGTGTGGCTCTATCAAGGCGCCGGGGAAATCCCCGATGGCGCGTACTGCGAGTGGATGCCGTACCAGATCGGCCAGGCGAAGACTCAGGCCCCTGGCAGCGCCACGCCGTGATCGAACTCCGCGTAGTTATCCAGGTGGTCCTTGATCACCCGGTAGCATTCGCACGCGCGCTCCTCAAGGCTCGACGCATCCAGGATGCGCACCGTGCCGCGGACGTAGTCGATCAGCCCCGCGGCCTTGAGCGCGCTGGCGGCGATCGACACGGTTGAGCGCGTCGCCCCCAGCATGTCGGTCAGGTACTCCTGGCTCAAGGCGAATGTGTCCGTGCGCGCGCGGTCGGCGCAGATCAGCAGCCACCGCGCAAGGCGCTGCTCAAAGTTATGCCGGCTGTTGCAGCCCGCGCTCTGCATCGCCTGCACCAGTTGCGCCTGCACATAGCGCAATGCCAACAACTGGAAGATTCCGCCACGCGCGAATTCGAGCCGCGCCAGCTCTAGCTTTGCCGCAAAGCCCGAGCCTGCGATCTGTGTGTACACGCGGTTCAAGCTGCGCTTGGTCCCCATCAGCGCGGACACGCCGATAATCGACTCGCAGCCGAACATGCCAACCTCGACCTGGACGCCGTCCTGGAAGGTGGTGGTCATGGACGCCATGCCAGCCTCAATGAAGAAGAGATGCTCGATCGGCTTTCCCGGAAACTCAAACTCATGAGCCAGATCGAACTTCACCGGGCGCAACCGCAGCCGTCCAACTACCTCGGCCGAAAGCGCGCGCAGAACAGTGTTCGTGTACATGATCCAAGGTTACTCCCGCGCGGTCCTCCCCCAAAAGTGTTACTTGTTTCCGCATTTTAATCTTGCTATATGTATTACTTTGTCCTACATTTCACACAGCCCAAGAGAAAAGAGGCACCACCGATGAGCATCGAGTCAATCGACCTCTCATGCCGCGAAGGCTTTCATGACAAGGTTTATCGCGCACAGATCGAAGAGGCCGGCAACGGCTACGTAGTCAATTACCAGTTCGGCCGTAGAGGCACGGAATTGTCCCGTGGAACCAAGACTGACACGCCGGTGTCACTTGCCGAAGCAACTAGCGTTTTCGACAAGCTGGCGAAACAGAAGCTCGGCAAAGGCTACTTCAGGGAGGTCGAGTGCGCCAACAAAAATACGGCCATGGTTGCAGGACAGGCTTTGACTCAAGATAGCGTAAATGCTGCATTGAGGTGGCTGTGGGAACGGGCGGAGCATCTGAAAACAAGAGACAACGCCCTCGCCTTCGTGGAGATGCTCCACTGGCGTGATCTCGCCATAAAAGAGTTCTTCGCCCAAGGTTACGCTCTTCAGCCCCTCATCTCCGGCAGCGAAGTACATACACACTACAGCACGTCCCGGAATGAATCCGCGGTGCGCTGGCTTGAGAAGCTGGCATTCGCATCGGACAAGGCAGAGAACCCCGCCACTCTGCTGGCAATGCTCAACTGGCGCGACAAGACTCTCGTAGAACGCGGCATCGAACTGACGGGCTGATTAGGCGGTCAACGATACAGAAACTTAGATATAGCCAAGCGCTTCTCAACGCAAGAAGAAAGAACACATCATGAAACGCTTCATTTTGGTCCTACTCGCACTGATGTTCACCGTCCCGGCAATCGCGCAGGTGACGCCGGTCACCGCACCTGCTGTCCCCTTCGATGCGTCCGTGTTTCGTCAGGCGCTCCGTGACAAGCTCCCATCTCTGCAAACAGAAATTACCGCAAGCGGCAACCGGAATGAAGCAGAGAAAGCATGCGGGGTGAAGGTTTTTTCGGCGATTGCAGAAATGGCCTATAGTGCATCACCACTTACAAAAGAGGAGGCGCAACAGTGGGGAACCGCGCAAACAAAAGCGGTGAAATTATGCTTTACAGAAGCCATGCCTCCGGTTCCCGCCGCCGACCAGCAGGTGGTGCCCACCCCCGCACCATCAGGCAAGCTGAGCCGAACCGATTTTCTACAGAGCAGGGTGGATGCGGCCGCTCAGATGTGCAAGTCTGCTATTGTTGCGACGGCTAAAGACCCGTCCTCGGTGCAGTTCGATGACAAGTACGCTTACGGTTTTGGCGCAGTCCTCACTAGAAACTGGATAATCATCGATTGGGGCATCATGGGGAGAAACACATACGGAGCAGTGCTGAGGCACACAATGGAGTGCAAGGTCTCTTGCATACAGGGCAAGGCTTGCACGTTCGTAGATCTCACCGAATAACCGGCATCCACACGCGGAAGCCCCGTCGAAGTAAAAAGTCCTTACGCCAAAAAGAAGGGATTTACGTACTTGACTCCCGTTTCTTTGATTCCGCATCACTTAGCCTCTTTGTGGAAATCTTCCGTTGACGCGGTGGTTTTTGCTTCGCTTCGGGACGGTATTTGAGTACCACATCAACCATTTTGTCGAGGATTTTAGGTGGCTTCATTGAATCAACCTCGCATAAGTCAGACGCTTGCCGTCAACCGCGTCAATGAACGAATCGAGCCGGTCCAGCGTGTGCCGTTTTACATCGCCCTCATTCAGCCGAAAGGTGAACTCGTCAACGTAGCGGTGAAGATGCTTCGGGCTGGCGTGATGGTAGACGCCATACATCCCGCGCTTCATAACTGCCCAAACGCTTTCAATCGAGTTCGTGTTCACGTCGCCACGGCTGTACTCACCCGCCGAATGCGCCACGGTGTCGTGGTCGAAGAACAGGCCACCGATACCGGAATAGCCGGAAGCTTCATCTGTCATCAGTTGGGAGCCAACTTCTACATGCTCCATAATCGCGCCTTGCAGGGCTTCCTTGTCCGTATTGGCTACCGGGTGAGCGATTACCCTACCGCCGCGCTCCCTGAGTCCCACAACGGCAGTCTTGCCCACGGAGCCACGTCCAGCATTGAGCTTCTTGTGCTCATGTTTGTTCGCTTCCTTACCACCGAAGAACGCCTCATCGACTTCCACAACGCCTTGGAGTTTAGCCAGTTCACCGCCGCAAGCCTCACGCAAGCGGTGGAGCATGAACCATGCGGACTTTTGCTGGACGCCTATCTCTTTGGCGATCTGCATGGAGGAGATACCCTTGCGTGCCGTTACAAGCAAGTACATGGCATAGAGCCACTTGTGAAGCGGAATGTGCGAACGCTCGAAGATCGTCCCGGTACGGATAGTGAAATCGAGTTGGCACTTATTGCACCTGTGGAAGCCAGCCTTGCGGGGCGTGATGCGATCCTGACCGGCGCAAGTTGGGCAGGTAACGCCTTTAGGCCAGAGGCGGCTCTCAAGGTAGGTTCTCGCCGATTCTTCATCGGGAAACATCTGAAACAGTTTGAAGGTGCTGATTGTCGATCTGCTCATCTACTTGCCTCCATTCTTGCCGACCGGATACGGATGTTCGAGCGCGTGGAAAGCGTCTTTCAGAACCGCCTCAGCATCGAGCAATTCGTCCATGAAATCGCTACCGCCCTCCTGCCAAGCGCGAATTGCTTTGCAGAGCTTTTGAAGGTGGAGGCGCATCTCTGGCGCGGCGGCGATGATTTGAGCACGATCACGCTGGACTGTAATATCCACCCCGCGAGTAAGTGTCCAAGTGAATTGGCATACCGCTTTGCCATCTTCATCAGTTACAGATTTTGGGACGTTGTATCCGAACTCATCCGATCTAACCTTCCATCTACGATTGCTAGTCATTGGTTATTTCCCCTTAACTGCAAGGTATTTGATTCCCTCACGGAAGTCAAGCTGAAAATGAGGAATTCTTGTGGACAAGGGAGTCAAGTACGTAAATCCCAAAAAGAAGGCAGCATGATAACGAAGCCGCAAAAGTCTGTACCCACGAGCCCCTTTTCCATGCGCATCAATCCGGAGACCCGCGCTCTGCTCGACTATCTCATCGAGCGCACCGGGCTGAAGGACGCCCAGCTCTTTCGCATGGGGGTTAAACTGCTGGTGGAGAAGGAACGGTCCTTAGCCGCCGTCGCACCCACACCAGCGCGCAAAACACGCTGAGAAGAAAGTTCACGCCCCGCTCCCTTCGCGCCAACGAAGGCGCGGGCCAGCCGCACTACAGCCTTCAAAGGAGGCCACAATGCACACCCGCCAAGGTGTCGCCGTACCCGCGCACCCCAAGGATAACGTAACAGTGCTCGCCGAAATGCTTCGCGAAGCGGTCGCACCCAACTGGGCACCCCTCGAGAAACTCTGTCCGCCCGGGCTCTGCGAGCAGTTCAGGTTCATGGGCTCGGCCGATGGAATCTACCTCTACAAGCATGTTGACTCGCTCCGCTATCTGAACGTCGACGTCTTCGGCCGAACTTACGCTTTCAATCCCGAAAGCTCCCTCTACTACACTATTTCCGTCGCTGCGGCCATGCGCGGCCTGGCACGGGCGGAGTTGGACGATCTCTTCGCGCCTGCCGAGCGCGCCGCCTTGATGATCATGTTCCAAAGCCTGGGGGTGAAGCCATGAAGCATGAACAGAATCTGCGCATCCTGCGCGACATGCTGCTGCTGGTCGATTCGCCCGTCCCGCTTCTAGTGATGCGCGAGTGGTCCGGCTGGGAGTTGGCGGTTGTCCAAAATTGGGCCGCTGCCGCGCATCTCAAGGCCAGCGATAACAGCGTGCGTGTTCCGCCTGTTCCAAGATGTGTCGAGGCCTACGCGCGCGGAAAGAGTGCGGCCGCAAGGGCGCGGCTGGCTGACTTCCACGCCAAAGCTGAAAAGTCGAACCTTCGGTGAGGCCGCCTCGGAAGATCCTGCTGGTTGGTGATGATGAGGAGCGGATCGGCGTGCTGCGCTATCTACTCCGCACCTATAAATACGCTGTAATTACAGCCTCCAGCCCCGCCGAGGCCGCGGAGCTGCTGTGCCAGCCCATCGACGTGTTGCTGCTGGAGTGGCCCCTCGACGGTGCAGAAGCCCTATTGAACCGGTCTAAGGAGATCAGCCCGGCGACCAACACGCTCGTGGTCACCGATGAGGACCGCCTACCGGTCGGTGTAACTCCCGACTCGACGCTGTTCCGCCGCAGCCTGCGCTCCAATGCGGAGATCCTGGACCGCATCATGGTGCTGGCTGCGAGAAAACGCGGGCCGCGACCGGACCGCGTCTGACGCTCAATCCTTCTCGGCGGCGCTCAGCGCCCTGTTGTCCTCGATGAGCTTCGTCATGCATTCTGGCGCCGAGCACACTGTTTCCTCGAGGTTGGCCCACAAGCACCCGCCTGGGCATGCGCGTCGCTCGGTACATCCGCAGTAGCGGCAGATGCCCTGGACCGGTCCTGGCAGCTCTTCGTATCCCAGGCCTGCGCGCCCCTCGATAAAGTCGCGGTGTGAGATGTGGACGACTTTCGGGACCGTCAGCGTGGCCAGGCCTCCGCTGCGCACATTGCGGGCTTCCGCGTGCGTCGCCACAAAGCAGGCCTCGATCGCCGGCTCTCCGCGCGTGCCCGCCAGCTTCTCGTCCATCGAAAAGCCCGCCACCAGCGCGTTGTAGACAAGCTGCTGCTCGCCTCGGCGCTCGATCACCAGCACCGCATCCCCAGGCCTGATTCCCATGGTCGTCATCAGTTCGCTTCCTTGGGGGGCTTTGACATCAACTCGAAAATCTCGTGAACCTCGTCGATCGGGATGGCGCCGGTCGCAGCCAGGCGCGCGATGAATTCCGTCGGGCTCGTGAACACCAGTCGCTCGCCGCCGTCGTGCATGTTTAGAAGCTCTGCGTAGTGTCCCTGCAGGTTCACCGACTCCCGCAGGGCGGTCATCAACACCTGGACCCATCTTCTCTCCGCTTCGGTCACGGCTTCACCTGCGCTTCCGGTGTCCAGAAGGGATGCCAGTGCGGGTTGCCCTCCATGATCTTGTTGATCAGGCGGATGCCTTCCCAGAACACCTCGTTCATGTCTTCGCGGCGCACCACGCCTGCGGCCATACCCAACAGGAGCACGAAGCGCTCCCACTCTTCCCTGGTAAACGTCACCCCCAGCGTGATCGTCTTTCCGTCTTCCGATTCGTGGTACCCGCTCTCTATTTGCATTGCTCCGCCTTTCTCTGCTCGATCAACTCGGTCAGCGCCTCGTTCATAAACTGCACTTCCTCGCGGTCGCTGTGATACTGCCGGCCGACGGTGAGAATCGCTTCAAGCATCGCGACATCGAAGCTGGCGTAAAGAGCCGCGACGATCAGCGTGGCCAGTTCTTTCTTCGCTTCCGAGCTTAGGGTTGTTTCAGCCACAAGCATCTCCTCCCCGCAGCCGTGGAATGCCCTGATCAGGCAGTTCGGGGTTGGTACCCGATTCCGGCGCCACCAGTACGACTTCAGTCCCGCCATAGGGCGTCCCGATCGGGCTGCGCGCCCACGCCAGCGCACGGGCTTCGGCTGCCAGGCCTTCGGTATTCACGCGCGAGTTATTCCTTGGATCCAATGCCATGTCTAGCCTCCTGAGGCTGCCCGTCGCTGCAGCTTTCGCGCGATCCGCACCTGCCAATCATGAAGACATCCCTCGCAACGTGAGCATTCGTCGTCAACGGCGAAGTCCATCCCGCAGTCGATACAAAGCTTCTTCGGCGGACCCTTGCTTGGAGCCAATGGAATTCGGGGCTCGCTCATCGGAACCCCTCAATGAACCTGCGCACTTCCGCTGTGTTGGAGAGCCAGCCAGGCAGCATCATGAACTGCACGCCGAGCGGTATCGCCGGGTGATTTTCAGTAATCGGGTGCTTCCCCAGATCCGACAGCATCGACGTCACTGCCTGCATCGGATCGCCCGCGTCGAGCAATTCAATCGCCCGTCGCTTGCACTCAGCCAGATGTTCTTCGCGTTCGCGTCCCATCGCATCTTCCTTTCAGGTGCGCCGGGTACTTGAAGTACCTAACGCAGCGACCGCCTGCAAAAGGTACCTCAGGCACCTCAGGTGTGCAGATACTGCTCGACGAGGTGATCCACCAGGTCGCTGAAGTCGCCGCCCTCGTCGTATCTCCATTTGCGGGCCGCGGCTCGATGGTTTTCACGCCGCATGAAGACTTTCACAGCTTTGTACTCCGGATGCTTGCTCTTCGCCGTCGCCTGCGAAGGCAGCGGCGCGAGCCTCGGCCCCGGCTGGGTGCCGCGAGTACCCTGAGCGATCCGAGTACCCTGAGTACCGCCTGCGCGCTCCGGCTCCTGCGCCTGCTTGATTCCCGCGAACAACTTGGTAAGGCCAGCCGATTTCAGATCGCTCATGCCCGCACCGCCGTGTCTTTTACAGCGGGCGCGTACAAGATCCCCATGGATGTGAGCTGGCGCCCGATCTTCACGTAAGACTCCCAGGCTCGGTCGGCCGCGGGGTCTTTCACCTGGCACACGATGCAGCCCGCCGTCTCCGCTTTCTGGAAGACTTCGAGCCGCGGGATCTCGCCGTCGAAAACCGGCGCGTGGGACTCGGTAAGCAGGTTACGCAGCGCGGCAGCCTCCTTGGCCTTGTACTGAGGCACCGCGGCCAGCAGCACTCGGAAATCGGCGCCGATCGCTTGCAGCGCGCGCACCGTCTGCCCCAGCCCGTTGGTTGCCTGGCCGCCCAGGGTGGTGGGCACCACCAGCAGATCGCAACCATCTGCGGCGGCTTCGAGGCCAGCGCTGCCGGGCCGCTGCCCAACGTCGATCACGATGTGTTTGTAATTGGCCGCCAACTTCGCCGCCTGCTCGAAGGGCGCCACTTTGTACGGGAAACCTTCGCCGCATTTCGACCAGGCTATCGCGTTGTGCACATCGTCGCCGTCCAGCAGCAGCGTCGGTGCCAGGCCCTGCAGGTATGCGGCCAGATGCACCGCCGTCATGGTTTTGCCCACCCCGCCTTTGTCGCTCACTACGCTCACGATCATCGTGCCTCCTCAGGTGCTTTAGGTACTTCAGGTACTCAGGTGCGTTTACTACTCAGGTTCGACGTCCACGGCCGCGCCCTCACGGGCTCTCGCCTTCGGGGCCCACCACCACGATCTCCACTTCGCCGGCGACTTTGCGAATGGCTTGGCGTCCGAGCAGATTTATCACCACGCGCGTCGTCTCCGGCGCAGGCGAACGCAGCTTCCATAGCCGCTTGCCGTTCACGCCCTCGACCGACTCCAGCTCCGCAGGCTCGACCGCCTGTTCGATCCACTCCCGGCGGATGCCGGGGTTCATTTTCGCGATCCGTTCCAGGTGCTCTTTCGCGAGACGCTGCACTTGCTCCCAAGCCTCCCTATCCGAGGCCGGTATTTCGCCGTTGGAGAGGGGTCTTTCCGCGGGCTCTGTCCCACTGTGGGACAAAGCCGCTTCCAACCCCGCGTCTGGAGCTGGGTTGGTGAGGCCTCTGTCCCAGTGTGGGACAGGGGCTGTTTTTTGCGCCTCTTCAGCGCGCAGCACTTTGAAGCTCACCGGCTCGTTTTTAGGCAGATCGAAAAACTCGCCCAGCAGGCGTGTTAGCCGCTTGCGATACTTCGCAATCCCTGCCTCGGTCGCGGCCTCGTCCTCGGCGAAGGTGACGAACGTTATCCCTGCGGAGTTCCGCTGCATTTGCTCCAGCCACCATCCGCTGAAGCACGCCACAAAGTCGTGTTCGCCATTTTTGACCTGCTTCCAGCGCTTCCCGGTCTCGACGCCGATCGGGATGTCGTACATCTGGCTCTTCAGCGCCGCGATGAACTTCGGCCAAGGCCTAGCTGCCGGCTTGCCGGGGTCAGGGCCGGTCTCGGCGGGAGAAGGGGTTTGAACTGCACCCTCCCCGCGGGAGGGTAGGGTGGGTGGTTCTAAACTGACGGTTCCTGACGGTTCTTGACGGTTATAACGGTTAGGGGGACAAGCTATGTCCTCTGAACCCCCCTCAAATGTCCTCTGACTCTGTTCATCCTGACCTGTGAGGGGCTGTGGATTGTCCTCTGAAAAGTCGCCAATGTCCTCTGAGTTTTCGTCGAAATCGTCATTTTTTAGGTGTTCAGAGGGCACGGTGCCCTCTGACTTCTCTGGCGCGAAAATAGGGGTCATGGTGACCCCTAACGATTTGTAAAGCTTTAGAAACAAAGGGCTACGTTTGCCATTAGGGGGCACTGTGACCCCTATCTTGCCGATGTTCAAAATGTAGGCGTTAGACTTGCCGCCTACCGCTTTTCGGGCGCAATAGAGCCAACCCTCAGCCTCCAAATTCGAGATCTGCCGCCGCGTCGTGCGCATGTCGCAACGCGAGTTCGCGGCGATGGTTTCGATCGACGGGTACGCAAAACCGAAGTCGTCGGCGTAGTTCGCCAGGGCCATCATCACACAGAACTGGGTCCTGTCCTGCGGCCCGCAATTGATCACAGCGCCCATCATTTGAACGCTCATGCGGCCCCCCTCAAGGAAACAGGGAAGCCCGGCACCGTTCTTGATTCCGCATCGGTCAAAGGGCACGGCCTTTCACTAAATCCTGAACATCCGCCAGCGTGTAGTTGCTTTCAGACATCGGCGTCGGCCCCTTGTCTTCGATCAGCAGCCCTAATTCCACCATTCGCTTGAGCGCCCGCGCGAACGAGTCTTTACTCATGCCAACTCGGCTCGCCAGTTCACGGACCGTGGTGGCGCCGGGTTTGTCGTCGCAATACCGCGCCATCACCATGTAAGCGGCGATGCCGGCTGCCCCGAGGTCGTCGCCGAACCTGTCGAGCACTTCGTTGTCGACCCAGACGACCCCAGACTTTCGCACGCTACGCGTCGTTCGTGATTTCGTTTCACTCATGCAGCACCTCGTAAGGGGACAGGGAAGGGCCGCACCGGAACGACGCTCTTCGTGGGCTTTGGCAGTGTCAGGCGACTTTCCTTCTTTCTGGCTTTCTGGCTTTCTGGCTTTCCGACCGCACCCAGAGGGTACCCGGCGCAGGAACTTACTCCTCCGCGAGCGGTGATGAGCATGGCAGCTAGTTTGGCGTGGGAGAGACGCAATAGGAGTTTTTTATCGGTGAGGACTGGGTTCACGCGGAGCAGCTCGTCGACGATCCAGCCTCGGGAACGCGACGCCATCAATCGAGCGACGGGCGAACTCGAGCTTGGGACGCGCGGCGCGGCAGCGGCCGGGGTACCTGCGAAACGGGTCGCGCCCACTCGTGCCGGCACGTCTTGGGCGAGATCACCACGCGCCGGAATCCCGTTCAGGGTCCGGATGCCGCCCAAATACCAATCGCGCTCCGGGCTGTTGCGTTGATCAGGGTCGGAGAGGCGGCGCCAGGCGGAGCCGGCACCGAACTCGAGGTAGGCCTTTACGGCCCGAAGCCATTGACCGCCACTGCGGCGGTCTCGTTCGCGGTCGCTCATTTTCCAAAGAGACGGGCCACGCGCATTCAGCGCAAGCGCGCCATGCTTAAAAAGATCGAGCTGAGACCAAACCAGACAGGCAGCCACCGGGTATCCTCAAAACGACCTCCAATGTCTGATAACGGATATTCTCGTCAACCTGGAAGCCGTTCATGTACAACGGTTTGTTGGAAATCAAAAAATGACGGGGGAGGGAAGTCCAATGCGGCCAGGAACTTCCTTTTCTTCCCAAAGTGTTCATGTTGGTTGTATTGCACGCAGACAGTGAATGTCAATTGTAGAACTTCAGAGGGAATCTGTTTGTGCAACCCAGACATCTTTTCGGAACTTGACAGAGCCCGTGCCGTGCATTACAAACAACTCAACCATGAGAACACCCCTCCAACTCGCTCGCGAACGAACTGGGCTGTCCCAGACCGAGGCAGCAACTCGTATGGGGATCGACCGGACCTACTACTCCCGGATTGAAAACGGGCGATGCAAACCCTATGCCAAAATGGCCAAGCAGATCGTGGATTTTTACGGCGCCCCGCTCACCCGCGACCAGGTCCTGTTCCCCGAGGAGTATGTCGGCATGGCCCTGCCTCCGCAGCCGGAGGACGGCGCTCAGTCCGAGGCCGCGTAGCCGTGCCTCGCGGAGACCCACCACTCGGCGTCCCGTTGTCCACAGTCCTCACCGGATTCGCCAAGCGCGGCGTCGCCGCTCAGGCCGCAGTCGACAAACTGACCGCTCCGAAGAAGTCCTCGAAAAAGGGCGCACACTACCCCATGCGCGAGTTGGCCGAGATGTCGCGGGAAAGTGCCAGGGTGTGGGATCGCTGGGCCGCCGTACCGAATCGGCGCGCTGAAATGGCATACGGCGCGCACACCCTTGCCGATCTGTTTCGGTCATCAGCCTATGTGCTGGATACGATGGCCGACAAAGAGCGCCAGGAAGACGAGCCTCCTCCCAAAGCCGCGCTCACCAAGCTGCAGAAGTAGCCTTTGACACTTCTCCGCGATCGGCGCTATGCTGCAGCGGTCAGGCATAGTGGCCTGTGGATTCAAACGCTCAAGTACACGCACTCAAGCCCGAAGCGATTCGGGCTTTTGTGTGCCCGGCCGCGATAGAAGCTCGCTGAATGAGATCGCGCCGTTCGGAGCGTCCGGAGCCGTCAGCACGGAGCGGATCTCCTTCATAGCTCCAGCCACACCCTCAAGCGCTTCCATTTCCTTGTCGTACTCCTCCGCCGTGATCGTGCCCCGCTCCACCTGCACCCAGTGCGCATGGTGGAAAGCTTCGCGCGCATAATTTCCAGCCCGGCCCGCATAACCCCGCTCCACCAGATATTTCGCTTCCATGCCCAGCCGGACCGCCTCGTAGGCGCTTTCGCTTGGCAGCTCCGGCTGCTCCGGCTCGTACCGGCGGCAGAACTCGTACCACTCCTCATCGCCCTCCATGTTGCTGACCAGGATCGCCAGCGCCTGGCTCAGCTCGAGGGCCGTCCGGAACTTGATGTGCAACTCCCCGCGCGCAAGCGTCACGCAGTCGGGCAGGGAGGCCAGCCCGAGTCCCAGCTTTTCTTTGAGCACTACAGTCCGCGGCTTGCGGCGGCTGACGTAGAGGTTCGCGGCCCGCCGGGCCTGGATCAATGCGGGCACGTCGCGCCCCGCCAATGTCGTCTGGAGAACGTCGTCGAGAAAGTCGAGCAGCCCCTCGGCCGGGACGATGTAGCTTGTCCCATACCGCACCCGCGGCATGGCTTCCATCAGAATGCTGGCCGCGCGCGGCATCAGGCCGAAGAGCCGGCCGACGTCAGAGGTGTGAAAGTGCGAGCAAGTCGAGCCGGCAACCGCCTTGCGGATCTCGGCAGCGTCCTTCAGCCAGGAAATCGGTTTGGCCATAGAAACCTCGAAAACGCAGGGAATTCAAGGGTAGGGATAAATGCGAGGTCGCGCACTCATCGGATTTCTACAAGATACTACTAATTATCATGACCGGGTGTAAAATGGCCGATCATGGCCTCACCGCACCCCAAACCCGCTCCCTGGCTGTTGACGGCAGGTACCTCGACAGCCTCCCTCGTCAATTTGGTTTTAGCCTCGGTTCCCTCGCCCAACACCCGCCGAAGCTACGCCAAAGGCATCGCCGATCTGCTGGCCTTCGCCGATGGCCGCCCCATCACCAGGGTCCTGCTGCTTGAGTGGCGCGCGGCCATGAAAGCCGCCGGCCGATCCGCTTCCACCGTGAACCTGCGAATCAACTCGGCGCGCGCCCTGGTCCGGGAGGCGCTGGGGTCAGGGGCTGTCGACGCCGCGCAGGCCTTCGATCTGCTGCGCGTGGGCAACCTGCCCGTCCGCGGGGTCCGCGTCGGCAACTGGCTGACAGAAACGCAGGTCGACGAGCTGCTCGCCGTCCCTGATCGCACCACGCTTCGCGGCAAGCGTAATTACTGCATCCTGGCTGTGCTGGTTGGCTGCGCGCTGCGCGAAGAGGAACTCTTGACGCTCAAACTGGAGGACATCCAGAGCCGCGCCGGGCGCTGGGTGATACTCAACCTGATGAGCAAGGGCGGGCGGGTGCGGACCGTCGCAGTCCAACCATGGGTCAAGCAGGCTATCGACGCCTGGGCCAGCGCCGCGAAGATTCGCGATGGCAGGCTGATCCGCCAGACCACGCTCGCGCCTGGCGGGGTTTCCTCCGCAACCATCTGGAATATCGTGCGTGCCGCCGCCGCAAAAATAGGCGTCGCCAACTTCGGGCCCCATGATCTTCGTCGCACCTGCGCCAAGCTCTGCCACACCAGGGGGGCCAACATCGAGCAGGTCCAGCGGATGCTCGGCCACGCCGATATCCGGACGACTGCCCGGTACCTCGGCACCGAGCAGGATCTGGTGAACGCCCCCAACGACCGGCTGGTCTTCGGAGCACCCTCGAAAAACCATTAAAATCCCCTCCAGCGCCTCCAGGAGCGATTCCGGGGTATCATCCCCTGTCCGAATCGCCGCGCGTGCGTCCTGGGGCATCCTGGCGCGGCGACTAGCCGGTTTAATCGCTCCAGACATGGGAATGCCGCCTCAATCCAGGATTGAGGCGGCGGGAAGAACGGCTCCGAGGCAACTGTACAAACGTATAGTGCCCCGGAGATTTAGGCTGCGCTCTTCAGCTCTGCCTGTAGCAAAGTTTGGTACTGGTCTTGTAGCTCTGCCATCGAACGGCCGCCCTGGCCGTAAGCGTTGCCGGGGAAGCTCGCCCAGATATTGCTGCAAGCCTGGATAGCGAGCCCGAAATTGCCCGACTCGATCAGCGCGATCGCACGCCGCTCCTTGATCTGCTGCAGCGCGATCGCGTCCTGGCTGGCGGGCGAGAAGTCCGTCAACGACAGCAGCGTTTTGTATGGGCGCCACCAGCGGAGCATGAGCTGGTACCTGCCTGACGCGTCCGAGAAGAGTCCCTTGGGAAACTGCGCGCAAGGTGGCCGAACAAGGATCGCGCCCCGCCCATTGGCAAAGGGATGGGTGGTGTAATCCGAGAAGACGGAGGGGCCGTCGACGCCGGTGACGATGACGTCGTAGCCTCGGTTGCCCGTCAGGCGGCTCGCGCCGGTCCCTTCGCTCCAACTGATCAAGTCGAGAAATGCTTTTTCTTTTGCGTCGATGCTCAATGGTTCAGACTCCTTAGAATCTTGGGTTGAGGACGCAGCTCAGATAACTGCTGGCGATGATCAACAGCAGGGTTATCGCAGCGCCCGAGAAGAAAGCTGTAGCAGCCAATTCATTCCGTGACCACTTCATTTCAGGCCGCCGGCTTCAGCTCCGCCAGCTCCACTTTGAGAGACGGCGCCTTGGTGTCGATTTTGAAGCAGAGCCCGATCATCGCTGTGAGTTTCGTTCGCAGGCGCGCGCCCATGGTCAGGGTCTTCAGCTTTCCGGCCGGCCCCTTCACCATGTTGTAGGTGGTGTGCTCCTCGAAGAACTCTTTGGCCAGCGTCGGCGTTTCCGTCTTGCCCAGGTACAGGCGCAGTTTTTCGACGGCCGCAGCATCGATCCACGTGAGCGTTCCCGTGGTCGTGGTCGCGGTATTATGTATTCCCTCGAGCCGCTTCGACTTATCGGTGTGCCGGCCGCCCCACTTCTCAACCATCGCCGTTAGCTCGACTTTGATCTCGCCGGCTGCGGCGCCCAATATCCTCGCGGTCGCGGCCAGAGCATCGGCGCGGGTCTGCGCGGCGGAGTACTTCGCGATCAACGCGTCGATCTGCTTCGGGGTGGGTGCCGTTTCCGGCGTAGGCGCGAGTTCAATTTCCTGCCCAACTTCGGTGGTTTCTGTCATTTCGGTTTTCCTCATTGCCTTCTAGCCCAAGGCTAGATGGCAATCGGCTCGTTACGGGCACCCCTTGTTTCCCGCGCGACCCGCTCCGCGGGTGCCCGGCCGGCAAGGACGCTCAGTGGCCGATGAGCCCGTTCCTGGGAAATGCCCACCCGAGCAGAGCGAACAGAGCTGAGGCTGCGGAAATCAGGGCCAGGGCCTGCCACCGGAACTTATTGAGAAGTGCGATGGCATCCTCCACAATCTTCATGCGGCTGGGCTGGCCGTTCCCGTCGAGCCCAACTTTAATCGACGATTCGCATCGGACAACGCGGCTGACCATGTCGTTCCGGAATGTGTCAACCTCGCCGCGGAAGCGCATCCACTCCCCATCGCGGAACGCTCTGAACTCCGCAAGGATAAGCTGGCTCATAACAATCTGAGGCGTGAGCATCAGGGGCGTGTTCTGAGCTTGCGACTCTGCCACCAGGGCGGTGACAAGCGTTTTTTCGTCGTTGATTAATTGGTTCATGGTGAAGCTCCTTATGCAGTCGTGAGCGAACCGATCAGGAAATAGCCGAGCTTGCCCAGGAAGTCCGACGTGTGGATCGTGGCCACGGGCGTGATCGCGCCACCGGAGAAGGTCGCATCGACGTAATAAACGTAGTAGAGCGTGCTTTGCACCAGGCTCGGGATGGTGACCGCTCCGGCCGGCAAGCAACTCACCGACAGGCTTCCAACCGTTGCCGTGAACGGCGCGACGACGATATCAGCGGTCGCGCCGGTGACAGCGCTGGTCAGTGTGCCAGAAGGCGCCACTACTACGCCGGAAGTTGCGGAGATCGAGAGCGTAATGCTGATCGTGTCGCTCACTGTGACCCAGACGCTGAATGTCCCGCGCGGGCGAAGCGAACGAATCTGGAAGTTGTAGGCAGAGCCGGCAATGACTCCGGCGACGAATGCCTGGAACATGCTCACGTCGACAATGCCGGCGCTCAACCAGGTCGTAGCTCCCACGGCCTGATACTGGATCTCAATCTGCGTGACGGTGTTGTCGGCAGGCGTGGTCCATGAGACGAGAGCACGCGGCGTGACGTTGCCATCCGCACCGATCAGCGCTGTGCCAGCGGAGCTGGTCACCGTCATGGATGACGGCGGCGCCGGTGACAGCGGAATCTGTGAAGCCCCCCAGGTGATGTCCTCCGGCGTCAGCTCCTCGGTGATGGACCAGGCGTAAACGGACGGGTCCGTTTCCTGGACGCTGGCGGTGCATGAGATGGCGAGCGCGCCATCCTCTCCGGAGGCGCTCCTCACAGGCTCGGCGACGAGTTGAATCTTATCGAATTCCAGATATTTGCCACTCCACCCCATCACTTCGAAACTGAAGTCCATCACGTCTGTAGGCACGGCCTGCCACGCGGCAAGGTTCATTGGGAAAGTGCCGGTGCCCTGTTGCCTGTTGCGCATCAGGTTGATCTTGGCCACGCGCTGCGCCTGGACTACCGAGATGACGCCGCGCAGGCTCAGCTCCTTCGGCAGCACAATGCCGCCATCGGCAGCGAGATATTGATTCGACGTGTAGCCATGCAGGGAATCGGGCTGGTACTGCGGGAATGAAGTCGTCTGCCAGGCGTAATTCCAGAGGTTGTTCGTCGTGCCGTAGTACCAGCCGTTGGTGTCGTACAAATTGCCGGTCAGGGCATAGGGATAGTTCGGCGCGGTGTAGGTGCCGTTGACGCAGTTGATCAAATCCTTGAGGCTGCGATAGGGACTCCAGGCGATTGAGTCGGTGAGGTTAGACTCGTCGAATGCAAAGCTTGGTCCCTGCCAGTAGGCGGGGAAGATGAACCACTCGCCACCGACGCGGCTGAGCCGGCCTGCGGCCGCCGGCATCATCGACGCCAGTGCATCACCGGGCGGCGTCGACGTGTCGTAGTGAATGTGCTGCTGAAAGTTCGATTCATTGCCCTGAGAGGTTGCGACCATCTGATCGCAGACGTTAGCAGCCGCGATGAGCTGGGCCTGGTTCACGGACGGATCGCCGAGGCCGAAGACGGGGTCGGCGATCACGTCGGCAACCTGGAGAGCCCAGTTGGTGCTGAATCCGTAAGTCGAGGTGCGTGGATCCCAAATGGTGTTTTTGCCGTTCACCGTGATGCGGATCTCCGGCTCGCCGGGAAACTGGGTCGTGTCGTATCCGATGTTCAAATACAGATATGCAACGCCCCCGCCGCGTGCTGTCGTCGGCCACTGGCTGTCGTTGGCAGTGAGCGAGGCCATGTAATCCCCAGGAGGTTGATCACCGAAGCGCACCTCGCAAAAAGCCTTGTTGGCAAAGTTGTAATGCGCGCCGCCAGGGCCGATGCCGTAGCCCAGGCCGTAGCCGGGAATGGCGGGGTCCTGCTGATCGGCGGCGCCGCTTCCACCGAAGGTGTACTTGCCCTGCACATCCGCGGTTGGAGTGGATGTGTAGCCGCTGCCGCCCGTCACCATTGTGACCGTCCATGCGCCGACGACAAAGTCTGTGCCGTAGCCGCCGGGCCCCGCGTTCGTGGCCCAGGCCTCGGCACCGGATCCGCCGCCTCCGGAGATAAACACGCGGAACCGCGTTGGCTTGATGTTCGAAAAGCCGGATCCACCCGTGGCAGTGATTCCGGTAATGACTCCGCCGGATACCGTGACGGTCGTTGTGGGTGGTGTGGATACATGGCCGCAGCCGATGTTCGCGGCGTTGCCGTTCTGCGCGAAATACAGTTGCCGGCCGTCCAGGTAGACGTTGATGAAACTGTCAATCGTCCAGGTCGCGACCGGGATTATAAAGTTCATGACGTAGTTGCCGCCGGAGCCCCCCGCGCCCGTGGTGGACTTGTAGGTGATGGTTCCGCCGACGCGCTGCTGACCGTAGATGAGCTGGCGAAGCCCCGCAGCGGTCCTGGTCGAAATGTTCATGCCCCGGTTGCCAGTGAGGGCCTCGGCGATTGCGCCGGCCTCCATGGAGACGCCAGCGCCGAGCAAGCCCACTTCGATGGTGCCCAGCATCCCGGACAGGTACAAGCTCGCGGGTATCAGCAAGGGATCGAGTATGCTGGCCGTGACGAGCGCTGCATCGGCTAGCAGGATGCCGGCTCCGTAAATTGCTTTAGACATGCCATGCTCTTTTCACCGATGTGATCGGGAGTCTCTTGAGACCCTGTTCGCCGGCGGCGACGATGTGCCGCCCGCTCAGGTGAACAAGCCCGGCGATAACCCGGCCGGCGTCTTCGAGGACAACCAGATCGCCGCGCTGTGCCCTCAGAGGGTGCTGCCACTCGACCAGGTCATGCTTCGTGGCGCACCAGGCGGCAGCGTCTTCGACGGTGCCATTCTCGATGCCGGTGACCTTGACGATTGCGGCCTTCGCGCCGGTCTCGTCGGAATAGAGGCCGCGAAAGTCGCTGGCAATATCGAAGCCGGTCATCGCCTGGATCCCTGCAGCGGCCATTAACGCGCAGTCCCACGTCCCCCACTTGAAGGGCGTCCGGGTGTTGTCAACCAGGAACTCATGGAACTCTTTCTCTGCCCATGATTCCGATCTTTTAAGGGTCATGCGATTCTCCATCAGGCCACCCAAATAAGCGCCTGGTCATTCAAACTTTCAACGGATTGGAAGAAAGTGTCGCCGGGGAAATAAAGCATCTGGTCCGCCGATGTGTAGCGGCGCATGTTGGCCCGTGACAGGTTCGAGAGCTTGTTCTCGAGGGCCAGCGTGATCGACAGCGTCTTGGTTCCGATCTGAATCTTGGGCTGATCAACAGTGCCCACGAACAGCGGGTATGGCGTGCCGAAGATGTTGCCGTTTAAGTCCAGAAGGCCGAAGTAGATCGTCACCGGCGCGCCTAGCTGGATGTCGGCCATGCACTCATCGAGCAACAAAGGATCGATGGCGGAGAGCGAGATCGAAGAGCCGTATGCCTGAACGTCCGTGCCTTCGACGATGGGCGAAAGCTTGCCGAAATCGCCCACGCCTGTGTACGTGTTTCCGGCGTAGACGAGGTTGCCGACGCCGGTCCAGCAATGCACAACCTGGCTATGAAAAGTGATGATCGCCATGAACAGCGGCCGCACGTAATTCGAGACCAGCGGGGCAACCATGGGGGCGGAGATGTTTCTGGGCATTACCGCACCTCGGTTGCAGAGACCGAAAGCTGCAGCAGGCCGGTGAAGTCACCGTGCCAGCTACGGGCGTTGTCTTTCAGGCGGAACAGGCCGACCGTGTCGATCAGGTTGATGGCCGTGAGGTTCGGCGGCGACTTGCGAAGCGAGGGCCAGATAGCAATGGTCGCGTTGCCGCCGGCGTCCGAGTTCACGGCCTCGCAGACAACATGAAGCTGGTAGCCGATCTGGAGATAATCGCCGGCGAGAAGCTGGCCGAAGACGTTGGGAGTCCACCCGCTCGTCACGAGGGAAGTGGCCGAGGTGAGGTTGTTCGTCCCCGTGGTGTTGCAGATAGGAGCGCCCTCTGCCGCTCCGAGCGGAGTTGCGCAGAATGGATCGCCGATTTGAAACACGTTGCCGATGCCGCGAAGCTCGGCCATGAATCCGCGCCACGGAGAGGCAACCCAGCGATTCATCTTTGGCAGCGTGAAGCTCAATGACCAGCCGTCCGCTCCCGGCCAGGCGAACGTTTGATTCCGCGAGGGAACGAACGGAGATCCAACATTGGCCACCGCGTCTTCCATCGTCACGCTGATGTCCGCCATGCCGGGATAGGGCGGCAGCGTTATGAGCGTGTAAGTACTCGACCCAATGGTGATCACTGAGGACATGGGGACTCCGTTGTTATGCGTGGATCAGATTGGGCGGGAAGCTAGCGGCGCGAACTTGGGCTGCGGCGTGCCGAATCCTTCGCGGCTGCATTGCTTGCAGCGACGATGTGTGGAGCTGCCTGCCGGATGCCGCGCTGAACCGCAGCGTTGATTGCGGCCGGGTCGTTGGCGCCGCGGGCGTCGATGTTCCAGGCGTGGTTGGTGACACCGCCGCCGCTGCCACCGGAAAGCATCGCCGAAGTGTCGCGAGCATTGTTGATCTTTGAAGTGGATCCAACCTGCAAAAGCTCCGGACCTTTTTCACCGGTCATGTAGAAATCGCCGGGGCTCAGAAGACCGCCACCAGCCTTGGGGATGAGCATGGACGCCAGGCCGCTCCAGAAGCCGCCGCTGGTAGCTGCCTGGGTCGCCGTCGATACGGCAGTGCCGGCGCTCTTCAGCACACTCGCCATTCGAACCCACATGGGGTTTGCTTCCGACGTGCCGATCTTGTTGAGGCCGAGTCCCTTCATGAGAGTGCCTTCGGCATCCTGCAATCCGGTCTTCGCAACGCCTGTGAAGATCGCCTTGCCAGCCTGCTCGAACGGATGATCGCCGGCTTGTGGCTTGGTCGTCAGGACGTGAATGAGGGCGTTGTTCACATCACCCAGCGCACTGGTGACGGTCTCCCTGAACTGTGCGCCCCAGTCCTGGGACTTCGCGATAATGTCGGCGAAGGTCTTGTCGACCTGGCCGGTGAATGACGTGCTGAAAGTCGTTGCGCTGTCAGTCGCCTGCTGAATCTGGTACTTGTATGGGATCTGACTTATCTGATTGCCGACATCCATCATCTGCGCCTGACGCTCGTCTGAAGGAACTTCTTTCTTGAGCTTGGCAAGCTGCTCATTGAGCGGTACCAGCTCGGCGGCGTAGCTCTTCGCATGCAGCGCAACCTCGGCCAGAGCCGCTGCATGCGGGGTCAAAGCGCCCGTGGATTCCAGCGCCTTCAGCTTGACCTGGCCGAGTTCCCCGGTGAACTTCGCGTAGGCTTCATAACCCTTGGCCAGCTCCGCCGCGATCTTGTTCCCGCCCTCATGCGGATCCATGTTGATGAAATTCAGGACCCCGTCAGGGACGTTCTTGATGGCCGTGGATTTGCGGATCTCGTCGAACTGCTTCGAGCGAGCCTCGTACCCCGAATAGAGTTTGTCCTGGATGGAGTCGTATTCCGATGATCCTCGGCCGAACGCGGAAATCCTCGCCGCCCAGAACTGAATCTCGTCCTCAACAGACATCCCCCAAAGCGCCTTGGTTTTCTTGAACAGCTCCTCCATAACCTTGTAGGAATCGGCGCTCGCTGTACCGGCTTGGGTGAGCCTGGTGTTCTGGCCCTGGAGAGCCTCATGTTGCTGAGTCGCCCGGATGACAGTTACCTCATCACGGCTCGATGCCTGCATATCATTGACGTCGTTCATTTCCGGAGCGTAGTTCGCACCGTAGTTGGCATGCATCGTGTCGATCTTGCGGACCGCGCCTGAACCATCCAGGTACGTGTGCTTTCCCGTGCTGAGAGCTTCCAGCTCGTTGCGACGGGTGGCCAATGAACTGCTGAAGCTGTTTGCCTCGGCCAGCCGCGCCTCTGGCGTGGCCGCGTCCCTCATGTGGAGGCGGTGCTGCTCCTCCATCGTCTGCTCGTAGCCGTTCCGAGACTTGTTCCCCCAGATGGAACTAATCAGGCCGACATCTGTTTTCTGGAGAGCGTCTTCAATTAATTTGATGTCGTCGCCGAGTTGCTTCTGCAGATCCTCGGCGGCCTTCTTGGCTTCAAGGATGGCGATCAGTGGACCGTTCCTCTGCGGCTTGTGTTCCAGCTTGGCGTTCGTGTCCTCCAGCTTCGCGTTGGCCAGCTCTATTTCGGTGTTCGTTCTCTGCATGGAACCGTGGATCGAACCCCACGCCTCTTCGTGTTTCTTCGCAGCTTCCTCGGACTTTTGGGCGAACTCGACAACCTTCTTCGTGACTTCCACAACGGTGTTTATCAGGGCGAACACAACGACTGCATCGAAGGCCAGGTTCATGGCTGTGGTAATTCCCGGCAGCTTGCTGATGATTCCCTGAAGACCGCGTGGAATGCCTAGCCCCAGTTCTTCGGAAAGCAGGCGAACAGACTCGCGGCTCCTGTCCATCTGCTCGCGCATATCCGCGGCCATCTTCTTCGTCAGTCCCTGGGCTTCCCCAATGGCTGCTTTGAAGTTGGCGATCTGGAGCTCGAGCGAGACGTATGCTGCTGCTACTTTGCGTGAGGCCATGAGTGTTTACTCCAATGGACAGGGCGACCTGATGGCCGCCCTGTGGTGCACGGGAAGGTGGGGCTTAGTAACTCGGATACCACTTTGCTGTGGCCGGGTCGTAGGTCATGGTTTCGACCTTCGACAGCACCGCCGTAGACGCGATGGCAATGTTGCCAGCGGTAGTCGTGGTCCAGAGAGCATCTGGGATGAGCGTCACCTGGCACCCAACTCCGGCTGTCGTGCAGCCCGTGGGCGCTGTGATCGTCGCAATGGCCGTGGTGCCCGTGATGTGAACCGCCGGAGATACAGGGGCAATCGTTGTGGCCGATGCAATGGCTGTACCGATGGTCAACTTGGGAATGCCCTGCGTCGTGACCGGCTCATAGACATTGGACCCAATGAGGGTTTGCACCTGAGCCGACGTTGCCGCTGTCGCTGTGCTGGTGCCGTTGCCATATACGACACCCGTCAACCCTGCGACCTGGTTGGATGTGGTTGCGTTCGTTGCATTCGTAACAGCCGTTGAACCGATTGCGGACACCATTTGCGCTGCTGTCGACGCAGTATGGGCACTCGTGCCATTGCCATAGAGGACGCCCGTAACCGTTCCCGCTTCGCCTGTGCCACCTATCGACGCGGGAATCGTGCTGGCAGCTACAGTTAACGATGGAGTTGTGGTGCTCGTGGTGACGGTAGGAACCAGCCAAGTAGGCCACGAGACAGAAGGTGCAGAAAAACTTGTAACTTCGTTTGTGGCGCTTGTGGCGATGATCGAGGCTGTTCCAATCGCTTGCAGAACCGGGGACGCACCACCTGTCATTTCGATGCAATTCGACCCACCGTCAGCACAGAACTTAACTGGCATCGCTGTTGAGGTTCCTTGAGATTCTACCTCTAACATTGGGCCTGTTGAAGTGTTGCCAGTTGTGTCCTCTATGAAAAACTGAGCAGCAGTGGGGGAACCTGTATCCGCACCAAACACATACGCAGTATTGAACGTTGTTCGTGCGCCGCCTGTCCAAGTAAAAGTGAACGCATTATTCAGTGGCATGGATAAATTGAGATTCCCGGTCGGATTGCCGAGATAATTCCATCGTGTCGAGAGTGTGGATGGAAAGTCAGCCTGTACCAACGGCCTACATGATGCCGATCCAGGGGAACTTCCTGTCCCCGGTCCCGCCGCAATAGCATTTGCCGCACAATTGGGGCTCGTGAACTGCGGGCCAGTTTGGTTGTTCACAGCGGCAGTAAGACCGAGAAAAGCAGAAGTGCCACCCGAACCTACAGAAGTGAGCGGTTGTCCGTTCAAGTTGCAAATATAGACATTTGGGGCAACCCCGCATAAATCACCGCCAACAGCGCCCTGAAACGGGATGGTTTTTGCCGCCGTGCCATTTACTTGCCCCATCGACGAAAAGTTCATCAACTTTAGAAATTCGTTGGCGATAGTGATTGAGTTTGCGGCATTCGGATGCGTGCCGTCGTAGCCATTGCAGTTAGGTAAAAGATTTGAGGTGTAGCATGCCCCGCGCACATCGGCATTGGCGATTCCGAGGCCATCTCCTGATAGTTCGTCCGTCACTTGCTGGATATTCTGATCGAGCCCGTCTAACTGAGCGTCAGTGTGCGCGGCGTCCTTGTACATCGTCGCAGCATAGTCATAAGGCCCGGTATTCGTAAGTTGGTTTCCGTTTCCGGCAACGCCAATAATACGTAGTTTGTCCGTTGAATAGGCGCTGACATAGGTCACGGTCATGACGTGCAGACCATTGTTTAGCCCTGCGAAGCGCAGCGCATACGCAGATGTGCAGGACGCTACTAATGAGCTAGTTGGGCAGGTGTTCGGTCGTCCAGTTCCCAGCGGGGTGCTCCACGCCAGAAACGGCGTAAAAAGATTGCATTGGTAATTGATGCAACCGGCACCGCCGGATATTTGCGCAACCCCTTGTGGTTGTAGTTGAGTTACCGGAGATCCACCGAAACTGGTGATTGTTACGTTGAAAGCCGGGTAAGTGGTGGTGGTCGCGCCCACGATAAGGTAGCCGGTTGTGCCATAGAAAGAGCAGGTCCAGGTTGAACCGTTAGTGTTTGTTGCCAGCACGCCGGGAATTGATCCGACTGTAGTCCCGTTGTAATTGGGCAGCCATGTGTCGGAAGCCCATGTGCCGGATGTGGCACAAGCCGAACTCTGCCCGCTCTTGAGATTTGGAGCGAGTTTCCAAAGATAAGCCGCGCGTAGAGACGCAATCCATTCAGGTTCGGGATAGCTTGGAGGATTGTAGTTTAGTTCGTTTTCGCCAATGAGCAAGCTGCTAACCGAGGTCGCGGTTACTGGAGGATCGGCGTAGATGCGTAGGTTCTGATCATACAACTGATCCCCATTGTTGCCTTCGTTGGTGAGAGTCCACCCTTGCGCTGCCGCGATTAAAGGTGCGTATGCCTGTGCGCAAGGTTCAGTAGTACCGCATGGTCCATAACCAGCCGTGATCGAGTCACCATTCGCCGTCCAAGCCCGCCCGCGCAGTGTTGTGCCGTTGATGGCGTTAACGACCGCACTCGTTGCCGCGACGGTGCCTGCGACATTGATGCCGTTCGTCCCATTCGAAGTGAGGCCGGGGATGAATCCAGCGCCGGCTGGCCCGGTCGGGCCGGCAGGGCCGGTTTGGGTGACAACCAGCGCGGCCTCGTTAGGTGGGTACACGTCGAAGCTGCAAGCGCCGCCCACACTCGTGGCAGCGGTGCAGAAGCCGCTGGAGACGGCAGATCCAGAGCCAGCGGGTTGTACGCACGAGTAGCCCGGACCCAACAGCTGCCTGCCGCTTACGTTGTCTGTCACGGTGAGCGAGTAGCAAATATTGATGGGCAAGGTCAGCGCGGTGTCGGCGAGCTGGATAGTAAACACGCCGTTCGTGACAATCGTAGCAACGGTGCTGGACACCGACTGACCTAAACCATTCACGCGGAAGCCGAGCGGCGACCCGGAGTTATTGACTGGCGAGGCGTGTAGGGTGGCGTTCGCGATCAGGTTGCCCGTGGAGTCCTGCAGCTGGTTGCTGCTAAGGGACACGTAACCCAGAGGCGTGGTGGCGAACGAGGCGACGGCAAACGCGAGGGGGCACGCGCCCAGCAGGGCGGACCGCAGAAACTTATTCATGGGGACAACTCCGGGTGTGGATTAGAAAATGATTAGAGAATTGGCACGCCTGGCCGAACTGCGATCAGGGCAAATTTGGCCGCGAACGACTCCGCGATCTCATCGTCGGTGGGCTCCTTGACCTTGCGACCTAACATGAAATCTTCAGAGCTGAGCGGGGGATCGGGGCGCGCCATCGAGAAGTTGGCGGTAACTGAGGCCAGGATTCCGACCAGGTAGTTGCTGCGATCGAGGGCCTGCTTGTGCCGGCGCAGGAGAGCGGAGAACTGCCGCGGGGTAAGGGACCAGAAGTCAGCGTCGGATAAGTGTAGATCGTAACGCGCTGAACTCCACAATCCCATCCACCGCTGCGCGTTGGTTAGCTCTGGTCCGTCCTGGGGGCCGTGTCTTCGTCCGCCTCGGTGTCAGGTTCGGCCATGCCGGCGCTCCAACATGCGAGCACAGCGGACCATATCTCGGACAGGTTCTTGCGCGTCACGAGAGTCTTGACTTCGGCCAGGGTGGACTTCGGGTTCAGGGGAAGCATCGCGGCGTAAAGCATGGCCCGGACCAGGTTGATCGAGGGCGCGGAAATGTCGCGTGAGCGCAACCCGGTCAGCAGCGCGCGGTCGGTTACATCTTCGGCGACGGCGACCGCTTCGAAGGAAAAGAGCAGTTGGAACGTGGCCTCGCCGATGGTCAGGGATGTGGAAGGTGCTACGGGGTTAGTCATGATTCCTCTTCAGGTTTGTGGTATCCCCGGTCCCCAAACGCGAGGGACCGGGGGAACCCAGTTCAGTTGGGTTTAGCTGCCGGTCTTAATGGTCATGATCCCTTGCAACTTGATGTTGATCTTGACGGTCAGCGTCTTGTCAGCACCTATGCCGACCGGGGTAGGCATAGAGGAGACCCAGCCATTGAAGTCGTACACGTTTCCGCTCGTGACTTGTCCGGCGATCTTCTGCAATTGCACCTGATACTGGTTCGCGAGTCCGGACAGGAAAGCTGTCTGGAGCGCAATCAAACCGGGGTCACCGGGCAAGAACACACCCGTCGCGGTGAACTCACCGGGGTCCAGCACGGTCGGAATGGATTCCTTCGTGACGGTGCCGGCGATGTCGGAAGGCGAGCCTGTATTTGTGATGTCGTCAAAGCTCAGCTTCTGTTCTGGCAGGGTGAAGTCCTTAATCTGCAAGAGCGCAATGCCGGTGGGGGTTGCAGCCGGGGCAAGAGTCAACGCGGTCGGAGGAATGGACGGAGCAGCGACAGGCGCTGCAATGGTTGCGGGAGTGGCATTGATAACCAGGACTGCGCCTGCGCCTGTGCCGCCCTTTGAGAGAGTGGACATGATGTTACCTCGTGTGAAGCGGTGGGGGCTTAGCTCTGGTAATCGACCAGGACTGAGACGTTGGTTGTGGAGAGCAGGGCGTCGGACTGATACAAATCGGTGAGATTGACGACGTCGGCGAAGAAGACTTGTGGACCGCCGGGGAGAAATCCCTGGTAGCCGTTGAGCGCGGCCTTGACCGCGAGCCCGAGCTTGTGGGCGATGAGGTAGCTGCCTGGCCCGAAGCACGCGTGGCAGCTAAACAGAATGCGCGCGTGGGCCACACCGCTCGATCCGGTGAGCGTCATCTCGTCGTGATCGCTGACCGCCTGGTACACGATGGCGGGGAAGAGCGAGATATCGACGGGCGCGGGGATCGGCTGGATGCTGTCGCCGCCGGCGACGATGGCCACGATGGGCGTCTCGGTGAGCAGCAGCGCGACAATGCCTTCGATGAGTGTGACCATTTAGTAGTCCTCTCCGCCGTACTCCGAGTCGGAAGGTGAATCGTCGGCCAGGTCCTGGCCGAGCGAAGATGCCAGGTTTTCAAGCATCACTTCGACGGCCCGCTCAATCGAAGAATCGAAGCTGCGCACCATGAACGGGTTTGCGTCGATGTGCTTTGTAACGTGCGAACCCTTTTCACCGCTCTTGCCGCCCTCGATGTGGTCGAAGCCGTTCTCAACCCAATAGGCCACGTGGCCGGTGCCGATGCCGGGGCCGACCTTCACCGCCGGGTTGTACCTGGTCCCGATGACGACCTGGTCGCAGAGACTTTCTTTGAGCACGCCCGGCTGCAGGGCATTGCTGTCCGGAGTCGGTTCGTCGGTACGCTCGGGGCATTCCGCGACCATTGCGTCGAGGAGGACATCACCGCCGGCCTGCAGCGCGTTGCGGACCGCCCGCTTGGCTACGCGCGTGGGGAGTGCCTTGAGCAGGTCCTCCCATTCATGCGTGTCGATGGTGAGCTTGACTTCATCGGCCATTACGAACTCACGGTGTCAACGCCGATGCAGGCGAGGATCAAAATCCGGTGACGCCGATTCACGTCGTCAACATCCTGGATGGTGTAGGCATTGTCGCCGAACTGGATCCGCATGCCGGGCGCGATCGCGACCGCGGGATAGCGGATGGTGATGCAGTCGGTTGCGTTGGCCGCTTGAGTGGAGTTCTGAAACGAAAACTTGAAGGTCAGGCTCGAGGTGCCCTCGATGGCGGCGTGCGTGGTCAGCACCGTTGACCAGGTAGTGCCGGGCTGCCCGGCTGAGTCGCGGGTGGAGCTGGGCTTTTGGATGGTGATGGAGTGGCGAAGCCGGCCGGCGGCGAGTTGGGTTGGGTCGAAGGTCATGCCTGGTACCCGAAGGTGTCGAAGGTGTCGGTTGCAAGCAGGCTCTCAACGCCCATCTCGATGGCTTTGGGCGGATTGGCCTCGGCTGCGTCGCGGTGGGTGAACCAATACGAAATCAGCAGGCTCATGGCCTGGGTGATGGTGGCCGGGCAGTTGCCGATGCAGTAGCTCGCCGTGAGTGTCGCGCCTGTGTACGAGCTGTTGACGGTCAAGACCGAACTCGCATTGGTGAAGGGGACTGGAGCGCCGGTAGAGTCCACCAGGACGATGTTGGTGACCTGGAGTACCGTGCCAGCCATGAACGCCGCGGCCTGGGAAAGCGTAATTGCGAATGGCGAAGCCAATGGAACTTCCAGCGAATCCACAACCGGCAGCGCATACGTCGCGGCCGTGTAGAGGATGGTGACCGAGCCGGGGAGGTAGCTCTGTGTGTATGGCCAGTAAAGCCCCGGCATGGGCACGATGCGCGCCGGCTCGCTCGTCAGGTCGACGTAATACTGGCTTGGATCGAGAGTCTGCAGAGTGCCGGTGAGATCGATGTAAGTGATGCTTTCAACTGAGAGCGTGGCCACCATCGGCAGCCTGATCATGAGCGCGTGCCAGTATTTCCCGTAAAGGACGTGGCGATCATTTGCGCCGATGGTGCCAGACCAATCAGGGAAGGGAAAGAAGTCAAGGTTCAGGCGCATGGCGCGTGGGAAGATGGCGCGCTGCATTTTCTTCTCGACATATTGCCGCGCGGCGATGATGTATCCGCCGATCACCGTGTCCTGCGAGGTATCGCCGGAGTCGATGATGCATTGCAGCTTCGCCTGGGCGAGGGTCATCGGCTCCGCGATGGGCGCGGACATTTCTTTGTAGACGAGGGGCATGGTTTACCTGATGGCGCGTTCGCGGTTCTGAATTGGACGGTCCGCCTGTTCGCGGG